CCATGATAGTATTTTTTCTACTTTTTTACTATACATTGGTTCACCACCATATATCGTAAGTTTTTCGACATTTTTCCAAATTTCATAAGTCAAAAGTTTGTCTATATCAGTGTTTACTTTATTTTTACATGGGTCATGTTCGCCCATTCTTTTTAATTCAGCAGACCAACGAGAACTACTATCACTAAAACAAGTAATGCAAGCAATATTGCAATTATTGTCAACTCTAATCTCTAAATTTTTTAATGAAAATTTATTCTCATAAAATAATTCATAATCAAAATCATCATATTTGTGATTCAACCTATGACTTTTTTTATTGCCGTCTTTTTCGGTTTTTTTACAGTTATCACAGCCTGGGTGCCATTTATTATCTTTGATATATTGTCTAACTTGCAGATTTGATGATTCAATATCTTGAAATTTTTTAGTAAAATTTGATAAAAAATAACAACAAGGTTTAATTATGCCAGAATCAAATACTAAATCTGTAAATGCACGCCGACAGAATGTATCAGTAAATTGAGTCATTAAACCTTACCACTTGGACTCATAATAGGTGGGCGACCAATTTTATCGGTCTTATTGCCAAATTTTGCTGCTTGCTTTTGTGTTTCGCCTGGATGAATATCAACTGTCAGCGCATTAGCATAACGAGGGTCTTTTGCAGCCTTCTTAGTAGGAGGAACTACACCTACACCAGCGGCTTCATCAAGGTCAAATAATTCAGTTAATAACATTACATGAAGTCCCATTCTTTAAGGGACCATTTTTTAACCATATCCCGTGATAAATTTAGGTTGGTTGATATTTCTCTTGCTGTTAAACCTTCATTTTTTAACAAATGGATGGAATCAAATTGTTCCTTTGTTAAGCCACGACGAGTCATCGCCCGTTTCTCTATAATAGATTTTTCCCATTTTACCCAAGGTTTTTTCTTACCCTTATGTGATTCAGATATTTTCTTTTTAGATTCTTCTGAATGAATTTTACCATGCATTCTTGTATAATTTTTAGCAATACCTTTTAATGCTTTACTTCTTTTTGCATTTGACTCTTCTGACATAATTATGCCATTATTGCCATCGCCACCTTTTGTAGAATTATATCCATTATAATAGGTATCAAATTTTTCTATAAATTCTATTTCTTTTTGTTTGGCAATTTCTGCGGATTCAACCGATTCTAATAATTCTATATTCCATACATCAACTCCATGCTTGTTTATAGCATTATAAAATTTTCTATTGTCACGAATTTTCAAAGCATCTTTCTTATGCTGTTCAAATCTTTCAAATATTGTATTACCAGTAAATCCAATATATGATTTACCATTTACATTATTTGTAATTTTGTAAACAGAATAAATTTTTGAAATTACCATTTACGGCAACTCCAATATCTTGCTGTGGTTTTATCTTTGGCAGTATGGCATTTGTGTCTTGCTCTAAAAGATTTTCGGCGTTTTGGATTTGACTTTTTAATCCTCATATTTGGGTCTCCGAAGTTTACCTTTTTTACATTGCCTGTTTTAGGGTCTTTAACGAAGACAGCAAATTTTTTAACATCCCCTCTATGGGGTTTATTCAATTGAACTTTACGACCATGATATTCTGCTTCTGCTACGATTGATTCATATAAATCATCCATAAAGAAGCGAATTTCCTTACCATCTTTATTAAGAACAATATCATCATCATCTTCTGCAATATCCCAACCCATATTGCCCAACATTTTTACAGCTTGTGCATGCTTGCCTTCATCACCGTGCCACCACATCTTTGCCAAACGTTTTAGTGTTTGGTGATTATCTTGTAAGGAAACTACTTCACCTTCTGTTACGCTTTCGCCAATACCTATTGCTTTTAACACTTGTTGAACAATTGATGGTTTTTGCTCAGGTGGTGTTGGTTGATTCCACTTTTCTACTGCTGCAACAACTTTTACACCAGGTAAACCACCTTTCATTAACATGTAGCGTACATCTTGAATACTTTCTCGACGATCTACCACAATAGTTCCATCTGGTTTAATATCCATAATATGTACTGCGGCAGAACGATCACCAGAGAATTGTTTTGTATTAAATCCTTTTATTAGTGCATCTCTTACTGTCTGTGCATTTTCTGTAATTTTACGAACTGGACGACTTTCAATTTCATTTAAACTTTCAAGAACTTTAAATAATTTTTCATCACCAAGTATTGTAATACTGTCTTCACTCATTTCCATAATCTCAGTATCTACTTGTAGAATGTTGCCAAACTCCAAATATACACCATCACCGATTGTTGGACGGTCTTCACTAATGGCAGTAAGTTTTTCAATTAAAGAACGCATATCACTCATGTTATAAATCCTAATATATTATTTATTTGGCTTTGGTGCTTACACGAATTGGTGCCTTGCCATTACCACCTGTATCTTTACCACCACGACCTGCTGCATTTTGTGCTTTGCGTTTGCGAGTTGTTGCACTACGTTTTTCTGATGCACTCATACTACGTGCTTTGGCTGCTGGTACACATTTAGCATAACCACTCTTGCTGCCACTTGTGCCGCACGGTGGATGTTTGCCACCTACTTTTTTACCGATGTTAACCCACTTGTCTTTGAACCACTTGTGTAGATTACCCTTGGCTTCTGGTAATACAAGATTTCCGCAGTGCATACAATAATCAACTTGTTCAAGCAGCACACTTTCTGTAATCGGGTCACATTTAAGTTCTGTGCTTTCGCTACGTTTCTTTTTATTCTTGACACAGTTTGGATATTTTTTTCCAAACATTGTTTTCATGCCTTCTTTGTGATAGCCTGCCCAACATGCTTCGCCAAGAACATCTTCCATTTTCATGACTTTACTAAATCCTTAATTGCTTTTACATGCGTATCCATAATATAATGATGTTCATCATACAAATCCATCATGCTTGCCATATTCATAATTTGCTCGCCAAGGACTTCTGCCATTGTTGCAAATTCTGGTTCAATACTACCACGTTCATTAGCATATTTTTCAAGATAAAAAAGTAAATCTTGCATTTTAGCAGTGCGTTCTGCTATACCCATATCAACATTTTTATCACTAATGTTTTTATATAGCTTTGTAGCACTTGGACACATATCAAAATGTCGTGTTTGGTACTTTCCAACTTTAACTTCACCACTATCTTTGGTTTCATCTTTTGATTCTTCACCAAGTATAATAGCATCCATTTTATTGATGAAATATCTTAAATCCATGTCGCTCATTTGGATTTATTTCCCCAGTTTTTAGCACCTGCCTTGCGACATTTAACTAACGCACCACTCGCATAAGCACTTGGCCATACTTTATAACGGCTCTTTACTTTATAATAGCAAGCATCTTTCTTCTCATTCATAAGACTTGCTTCATACATTAATCCACCACAGTGTGGGCAACTTTCTTCAACTGCTTCTAATTCATCCGTTGTATCACCAGTAACGGGATATGTTTTGCCACCAACATTGAATGATTTTTTACCTGCCTTTATAGCATTCATTCTTGCATCAGTGAAAGCATTGGACTCTTCTACGTCATCATGTCCAGCACTGCCAACGATTTCATTATAATTGTCCATGCACAGATAATCATGATGCTTGGATAGTTCAATCATCTTTTCAGCAACATCATGCAAGTCTAGATCAGTCTTGGCATCTTCACGAGCATATTCCATCATACGAAGTAATAGTGGGATATCCATACTAACGGTATCAGTCTTATCTGCTTCGTTGGTGATTTGACCGATACGCATTATTTTTTGCCTTTTGGTTTTTTTCCACGCTTCTTCATATTGATAGCGATTGCTGCTTGCTGTGCTAGATTTTTAGCTTCGCTAATCATACGCATGATATCTTGATTGCTTACGCTTTCTGGCGCTGATTGTAATGCACCTCCAAACCCTTTAAATGGAGTGGATGGTTTACTACCAGCGGGCACACGCACTTTTGGCTTAGCCGCTGCTGCTTGTGGTGCTGCTTGTGGTGCTGCTGCTTGTGGTGCTACTGTTTTTGGCTTGCGTGGACCACGAGGAAATGGTATTTTCATGTTCTTAAAGGTAGACTTAATTATCGCATCTTCTACACCCATTTGACGTAGAAACTGCACAACGGTTTTACTATCAACACTGCCACTACCCTGACTATATGTGGATTTCTGCCAAGCCGTGTTTAGCTTATCA